ATATGAAACACAACCTGAAGATCAGTGTTTCAAAAATGCCACAGACAGGCGGAATCGTTACTTGCCGTAATGTCACCGTAAGGGAGCGCATTCTACGTTTCCTCCTTGGAGATAAACAGCGTGTAACAATTCTTATTCCGGGAGATAGCGTCCAGGAACTTGCTATCTGTGAGACTACGAAAGGAGGAAATGAACTTGAGCAAAGTAAAGTTACTGCTTGATGTGGTAAGCGATATGCGAAGCCTTGCAGACAGCATAGAAGTGGTTTGCAATGCAATGACCGAAAGCGATGCTGCGCCTGAAGAAGTGCCTGCCACAAAGACAGAAACAACTAAAAAGCCGGAGATCCCACTTGAAAAAGTGCGTATGGTCCTTGCTGAAAAAAGCCAGCTTGGTTTTACAGCCGAGGTTCGAGAGATTATTGGGAAGTATGGGGCTGATAAGCTTAGTGCAGTTGACAAGGCATATTACGCTGACATCTTGAAAGATGCGGAGGTTCTTGGCAATGGGTAATCACGCAATATTATCTGCATCTTCATCACACAGGTGGCTTCACTGCTTGCCATCTGCAAGGCTTGAACTTGAGTTTGAAAACACAAGTGGAGAGGCGGCAAAAGCAGGTACTGCAGCACATGAACTCTCAGAACACAAACTGAAAAAGGCTCTCCACATCAGAAGTAAGAGGCCCGTGTCAGAGTATGATTCAGATGAAATGGAAGAATGCACAGATGACTATGTTGCCTTCATCATGGAGCAGGTAGAACGTGCAAGAAAGTCCTGTACTGACCCTATCGTTCTTATTGAACAACGTCTTGACTTCTCTTGTTATGTACCAGATGGATTTGGTACGGGAGATTGTGTAATCATTTCAGATGACAGGCTTCACATAGTGGATTTCAAATACGGAATTGGAGTCCTTGTGGACGCAGAAAACAATCCGCAGATGAAACTCTATGCATTAGGGGCTCTTGAAATCTATGACAGTCTCTACGACATCAAAGAAGTATCAATGACAATATTTCAGCCGCGAAGAGAAAACGTCAGCACCTGGACTGTTCCGGTAGAAGAACTTAAAGCCTGGGCAGAAGAAGATCTAAAACCTAAGGCAGCAAAAGCCTATCAAGGAGAAGGTGAATATATCCCTGGCCCGTGGTGTACTTTCTGCAGAGCATCCATAAGATGCCGTGCAAGAGCTGATGAAAAGCTCAAACTGGCCCAGAAGGAGTTTAAGATGCCACCACTGCTTACAGATAGTGAGATTGAAGAAATTCTAAACATTATTCCTGATCTCACGAAGTGGGCCAATGAAATAACTGCTTATGCCACAGATGCAGCAGTTAACCATGGGAAAGAGTGGAGTGGTTTTAAAGTTGTGGAAGGTCGCTCAGTTCGTAAGTACAAAGATGAAGATGCTGTAGCACAAAAAGCTGTAGAGAGTGGATATAAAGATATTTACCGTAAGAGCCTTATTCCTTTGACAGAGATGCAGAAACTGATGGGCAAAACCAAATTTGAGGAAATCTTAGGAAGCCTCATAGTAAAACCACCGGGAAAGCCAACGCTTGTTCCTAAATCAGATAAAAGAGTGGCTATGAACGTAACGAACGCAAAAAACGAATTTAATGAAATTATGGAGGATTGATCATTATGAAAAACAATACGAATAGAACTAAGGTTATTACAGGTGTGAACACGAGACTTTCTTACTTCCACGGCTGGGAGCCGGTTTCCGTCAACGGTGGTGCTGAAAAATACAGCGTATCCGTACTCATTCCAAAGAACGATACAGAAACCATTAACGCAGTAAATGCTGCTATTGATGCTGCTATTGAAGAAGGCATTGCTAAGTTTGGTGGAAAGAAGCCCAACAAGGCTGCTATAAAAATTCCTCTGCGTGATGGGGATGTGGAGCGCGATGACGAGGCATATAAAGGGCATTATTTTATCAATGCCAACAGTAAAACCCCACCACAGATTGTGGACAAGAGTGTAAAGCCAATCATGGATCGTGGTGAGGTTTACAGCGGCTGCTTTGCAAGGGTTTCTCTGAATTTTTTCGCATTCAATTCCAACGGAAATAAAGGTGTAGCTTGCGGACTTGGCAACATTCAAAAGATTAAAGATGGCGAGCCTCTTGGTGGAAAGAGTTCTGCAGCAGATGATTTCACAACTCTTGCAGAAGATGACTTCCTTGCCTAATATAAAAGGCCAATTGACGGTGGTGGGGGTATTTCCTCTACCACCTGCTTTTTTAGGAACGGAGGTGCATTAAATGGATGAGATATGGAAAGACATACCCGGATATGAGGGGAAGTACCAGGCAAGCAGTGAGGGCAGAATTAAGAGTCTTGAACGTGTAATTCATAGTAGCAATCAGAATGGCGAGTTTGATTATTTATTAAAGGAAAGAATACTTCGACCCGGAAATCGAGGTAATTATCAAATGGTTGTCCTAAATGATCCAAGACAAAGCTTTGCAGTTCATCATTTGGTTATGGCTGCTTTTGTAGGTGAAAGAGATGGTATGTATGTGCTTCATGCAAACGGGGATCCAAAAGATAATCGCCTAATGAACCTTCGATATGATACGCAGACTGAAAATGTTTATGATGTTTATCGCCAAGGCAAGGCATGGAAGAAACTTACCACGGATGATGTTGAAGGAATACGATTTGGATTATTCTGTGGATTTACTTGCACTCGGCTTGGAGAGATGTATGGTGTGGGGCATCAGGCTATAAGCAAAATAAAGAATGGAGATAGATATGCATGGCTGAAATAAAAACATTACATTGTGATATTGAAACTTATAGTAGCGTCAATTTAGCAAAGTGTGGTGTGTATCGTTATGTTCAGGCAGATGATTTTGAAATTTTGTTGTTTGCCTATTCCACAGACGGAAGTGAGGTTAAAATAATCGATCTAGCCCGCGGTGAAAAGATACCACCATTGATACTTTCTGCAATAGAAGATGATAATGTTATAAAATATGCTCATAACGCTTCATTTGAGCGGATATGCTTCTCACGCTTTCTAGGATACCCAGTGGGCAAGTATATTTCTCCTGAATCATGGAGGTGCACAATGACATGGGCAGCATATATGGGGCTGCCGTTATCATTAGTAGGTGTGGGTGCAGTTCTTGGTCTTGGGAAGCAAAAAATGACGGAAGGTAAAGATCTGATTCGTTTCTTTTGTGGTCCTTGTAGCCCGACTAAGACAAATGGAAACCGCACAAGAAATTTACCCTCTGATGACCCAGAAAAATGGGAGAGATTCAAATCCTATAACATACGTGATGTCGAAGCAGAGATGGAGATTGAGCAGAAATTGATTAAATTTCCTGTGCCAGATTTCATCTGGGATGAATACCATTTGAGTGAGAGAATTAACGATAGCGGCATCAAGGTAGACATGGACTTCGTAAAGCAAGCTATCGCTATGAATGAGATTTCACACACCAAGCTAATGGATCAGATGCAGGAAATAACAGAACTTGATAACCCCAACTCAGTACAGCAGATGAAAGATTGGCTTTCTGATAATGGCCTAGAAACAGATACCCTTGGTAAAAAGGCTGTGGCAGAATTATTGAAGGACGCACCAGAGCACTTGGCTGAAGTGCTTAAACTACGTCAGCAACTGGCAAAGTCATCCGTAAAGAAATACACGGCAATGGAAAATGCAGTCTGCAGTGATGGCAGGATTCGTGGCATGTTTACTTTTCTGGGCGCCAATCGGACAGGACGCTTCAGCTCAAAAATAGTGCAGCTGCAGAACCTGCCGCAAAACCATATGCGGGATTTAAAAGAGGCACGAGCCATAGTAAAGAGCGGTCATTCTGAAGCACTTGAATTGCTCTATGAAGATATACCAGATACACTTTCGCAGCTTATAAGAACGGCTTTTGTACCAAAAGATGGCTGTAAGTTTGTTGTTGCCGACTTTTCTGCCATTGAGGCTCGTGTGCTGTCATGGCTTGCAGGTGAAGAGTGGAGAAGTGAAGTGTTCGCAAGTGGCGGTGATATTTATTGTGCATCTGCATCACAAATGTTTGGTGTCCCAGTTGAAAAGCATGGTGTGAACGGTCATTTAAGACAGAAAGGTAAGATTGCAGAACTGGCCTTAGGTTATGGTGGATCAGTGGGCGCTTTAAAGGCTATGGGCGCACTGGATATGGGCCTTGAGAAGGAAGAACTTAAACCCCTTGTCAACGCTTGGAGGCAGGCCAATCCATACATCGTAAAATTCTGGTGGGATGTGGATAGAGCAGCTAAGAAGTGCATCAAAGAAAAGCAATCTCAAGAAATACAAAGTATTAAGTTTCATTACAGGAGTGGAATGCTCTTTATCGTTCTTCCTTCTGGTAGGCAGCTTGCCTATGTTAAACCAAAGATTGGTGAGAATATCTTCGGTGGTGAATCGGTCACTTACGAAGCTGTCGGTGCTACTAAGAAATGGGATCGACTTGAAAGCTATGGGCCTAAGTTTGTAGAAAACATTGTCCAAGCAATCTCTCGTGATATTTTGATGCATGCCATAAAGACTCTAAGTTCTTACCGCATTGTGGCTCATGTGCATGATGAAGTTATTATTGAAGCGGATCCTAGCATGTCACTTGATAGGGTGTGCCAGCAGATGAGTAGAGTCCCTCCCTGGGCAAAGGGGTTGCTCCTTGATGCCGATGGTTATGAATGCGAATTTTATAAGAAAGATTAGTTAAACAATCAGATTTCACCTCTTGCCGTGGCTACCAGGTAGGAGGTGTTTTTTTATGAAGATTATTGAAGTGAAAGATGGCAACCCGATCAAGGGTGAGACAGAACCGATGACAGAGGAACAGTTGCAGAGAGAGTATGACTTTTATATAGCAGAGAGCATTATCAGGATGCTTCAGAAAGAAGGCAAAATTACAGAGGATGAACGACAAAAAATATCAGCGTTAAACCGCCAGAAATTCTTACCAAAGCTAGCTGAGATTATGTCTTAAATCACTTGCTATTAGTGGCTTTTAGAGTGATATATGTAATGAAAGAAAGCGAGGTGAGACAATGAAAAAGATAACGAAAATCGATGAACTGACAAGATCACAGTTATCGAAAAACAAACTTCGAGTGGCCGCTTATGCCAGGGTTTCAACAGATAGTGACGAACAGCTGGTAAGCCTTAAAGCCCAGCGGGAACACTATGAAAAATACATCAAGTCCAATCCAGAATGGGAGTTTGCAGGTCTTTACTATGACGAAGGGATATCAGGTACCAAGAAAGAAAAACGACCTGAACTTCTCCGCATGATTCGTGATTGTGAAAGTGGTCGGATTGATTTTATTATCACCAAGTCCATCAGCCGTTTTGCACGTAATACCACGGATTGTTTAGAACTAGTAAGGCAGCTCATAGATATTGGCGTTTTCATTTATTTTGAGAAAGAAAATCTAAATACAGGTGACATGGAGAGTGAGTTAATGCTCTCAATTCTATCTGGATTTGCTGCAGAAGAGTCCGCATCTATTTCTCAGAACACAACTTGGTCAATCAATAAAAAGTTTCAAAATGGCAGTTTCATTATTGGCAGTCCACCTTATGGTTATGCTAATGTGAATGGTGAGATGGTCATCGTTCCAGAAGAAGCAGAAGTTGTTAAGCGCATTTTTTCAGAGTGCCTTTCAGGTAAAGGTGGAAGTGTGATCGCAAAGGGCCTTAACAGGGACAAGATTCCTGCAAGAAGAGGTAATCATTGGAGCACAGGAACAGTGATTGATATGCTCCGAAATGAAAAATACAAAGGGGATGCGCTTTTCCAAAAGACATACACTGATGGCAATTACAGTAGACGACCTAATAAAGGTGAGAAAGACCAATTTTACTGCAAGAATCATCATGAGCCTATCGTCAGCAAAGAAGTGTTTTCTAAGGCACAAAAGCTGATCACACAAAGAGCGAAGAGTAAGGCTGTTAACAAAAAAGCTTATCAAAATAGATATGTATTAAGCGGCAGAATCATCTGTGGAGAGTGTGGGTCCACGTTTAGGAGAAAAACAAACTACTCTGCTGGCAGAAGTTATATTGCCTGGAGCTGCATAGGGCATATTGAAGACAAGAACAGCTGCTCCATGCTGTTCCTGCGTGATGGAGAGATAAAGGCAACCTTTGCCACCATGATGAATAAGCTTGCCTACAGCAGAAAGATTATCCTTGGGCCACTTTATGATGCTATAAGTAAAAACCAAGAAGAGTGCGACCTTGAAAGAATTGATGCTATCGATAAGCGAATGGAGCAATTGACCGAAGAGCGCAATACGCTTATTGGCCTTATGACAAAAGGGTTTCTTGAGCCAGCACTTTTTAGCAAGGAACGAAATGCTCTGGACAACGAAATAAAAAATCTAACCATTGAGAAGACGAATCTGGTCATGTCATTTACAAGTGGAACATCACAGGCAGATGAGGTAAAGGCGATTCTTGAGCATGTGTCAAAAGAGAAGTTTGATGGCAATTATACGGACGAGGCATTTGAAAAGTATGTAGAAAACATCATTGTAGATTCAAGGGATGAACTGACATTTAAACTAAAATGTGGACTTTCCCTTAAAGAAAGGGTGGTGAGGTAAATGGCCTATGTACCATACGGATATACAATTACGAACGGAGTTGTTACCGTTGATGAAAGGACTGCGGATCAAGTAAGGGATTTCTTTGAAAAGTACATTTCCGGGCTTTCCCTTGCTGTGGCTGGTGAGCAGGCTGGTATTCAGAAGACACATTCATCCATGGGACTTATTTTGAAAAACATCAACTATCTTGGAAATGACGTATACCCCGCAATCATTGATAAAGAGACGTTTGATAAGGCTGAAGAAGTTAGAAGTAAACGTGCGAAGGATCTAGGGAGGATTGCAGAGCTTGCAGCTTTCAGTGCTCCCCCACCTATAGAAAGATTTAAAATGAGAAAATCAGAAGGTGAACTTCCAGATGATCCAGTAGCGCGAGCGGAGTACCTTTATAGTCTGATAGAAAGCGAGGTTTAAATTGGCAGAGAAAAACATAACTGTAATTCCAGCACGAAAAAGGGTCGGAAGTACAGCCGCAAAAGAAAAAGTAAAGAAACTGCGTGTTGCTGCTTATTGCCGTGTTTCTACAGAAACTGAAGAGCAGAACTCAAGCTATGAGGTGCAGGTAGCTCATTACACCGAGTTTATAAAGAAAAATTCTGAATGGGAGTTCGCAGGCATATTTGCAGATGACGGCATTTCAGGCACGAACACGAAAAAACGAGAAGAGTTCAACCGCATGATTGATGAGTGCATGGAGGGGAACATCGATCTAGTTATTACAAAGTCCATCAGTCGATTTGCCCGTAACACTCTGGATTGCCTAAAATATATTAGGCAACTCAAGGATAAGAACATAGCCGTATTTTTCGAGAAAGAGAACATAAATACAATGGATGCCAAGGGGGAGGTGCTTCTGACCATTATGGCATCCCTCGCGCAGCAAGAAAGTCAGAGCCTTTCTCAGAATGTTAAACTTGGACTTCAGTATCGATATCAGCAAGGG